TTGTCCTTCATCGTCTCGTGGACAGCCTCTGCCACTTGATTGCCCATCACTTCGTGTCTATCAATAACAGCTCTACAAACCTTTCTTTCTGATATCATTATTTTCTCCCATTTTAGTAGTTATAATATTAGTAGTTATAATAACGCCACCCAAATTTTGTAAAATGCCATTCAGGCTGTCTTTCGCAATTTTTGCGACCTCAAGCGAGGAATTAGGTACAAAAATTTCAAATCCGGAAATCGTTTTAATTTTGGACAATCCGGACCTAGCCACAAATCTCGACAAGGCTACAAGAATTTTGGTTCTATCCAGCGCGACACCCTTGAGGTCCCCCAGATCCCTCCCGAAAGACATGATCAGCCTCGCACCACAATTATTTGTGCCTTCTCCGTAGATGATCCTGTCTCGGGACACTCTCATTTCAATTATCTTTTGTAGTTTGGCATTGGTGATCACATTTCCAGCTTCTGAAGACACACATTCAAATCCAGCGTCTTGAAGATTCAAAAAATTCTCCACACCCCAACCTGAAACAACGAACGGTATCACACCAAGTCGTTTCAAGGACCAGTTCTCTGCTAGTGTATTAGCAACATCAGGTAAAAAACCTCGTGCGAGAACCACAATTTTTTCTTCAACATTCGACTCCAAAATCCTATGAAGTTGGGACACACTCTCCACAATTCCATCAATTGCAACTCCGTAAAATTCTTCCGCCAAATCACCAACATTTGTTCTACTGTTGAAAAGTGGATCAATAGATCCTCGTATTTCCTCACCGGATACAAATTTTACGACAGTGCCTAGATGAGATCCCTCCTGTAGAGCCACAGATCTTCCACATGCACCGAGTCGAACGAGTTTCTTGACAGATACATTTGACATGCCGCTAGGCGACCAAGAATTTATGACTTCATCGACATCTGAAATTTCTGTAAATCGTCTTACCGCGCGGTGATTGTCATGTAAACCCGACCAAAGTATACAAGAGATAAGCCCAGAGCCTCCCTGGTTTGTCTCTGCTGAAAAGAAACAGCTCACTATGATGTTTCTAATAGCTGCGTCGATAGAAGAGCTTCTAGACCACTCTGTAAGACACCGGGGAAAGTCTGCTGGATGTGCTGTACAAATTCTGTTTCCGTATTTAAATGTGAGTTTGCCGCCCAAAAGATCTGTACACATCGCAAAAAGCTCAGCTTTCGCCTGCTTGACTGATGCTTGAATTTCCTTTTTATTGCAAAATGATTTAGTGAACTGTTTTTTGAAATTTCGCTTTAAGTTTTTCATTTTCGAGATCGGAAGTCGTCTCCATCAACGAGCCCAAAATTTTCTCCAGCATCGCGTACAAATTTTCTTTTGGTTTTTGATTGACCAAGAACATAGAGAACCGTGCTAGAGCACATATGCAGCCTAGGCACAACATTGTGATCCCAAGGCCGAAATTTTGATTAATTAAATACGCGCCGGACGCTATCAGCACTTCTGAGGAGAATCCTCTCATTAGCTGTCACGCCACAGATTATTGGAGGCGTACCGCAAAATCTCCTCAGCGCTGTCCTCATTGTAGTTGTACTGTTCAATCATCACCTTTACCATTTCGCTGTATTTCTTTTGTTGATCTTTGTCACGCGTTTTTGACTTGGTAACAATTCTAGAAATATCTCTAACGGAGTTAATAAGAAAGGCCTCAATGGCTTCCTTTAGCGGTTCGTAAGACTTGAAATTTACAGTTTTTCCTCGTCGAAGTTTTGCGAACATGTAGGCAGTCACATCGCTACGAAACCCGTCCTTTGCGCTGCCTGTCACTCCGATCTGTTCCTCAATCGCCGTCATGAACCTCTCGTCCGGTTTTCTCTCTTCCTTGGTCACCTTATCCTTCATCCTCTGTTTGGTGGTGTATGCCTCAGCATTGTCGAGATAGCTGTCGAACAGTGCCTGAGCCTGTTCTTCGTACGCAGAGATGAATGCTTTTGCAATTTCGGTATCGAGAATTTTGAGGTACTCCTCCCTGACAACTTTCTGGATCAACTCTAAACACTTCTCTTTGAATTCCTCGTCGACAATCTGCTCCTTCACACACGCGGTAAGTGACTCCATGAGTGACACCGGTGTGATCATGTTCTTATCGCTGTTCGTTAGAGCTCGATCTAGTGCTTTTGTGATGAATCGAGTAGAAATTCCGCTCATTCCCTCTTGACGTGTCTCCTCTCGAAGATCTTTGATGTCGATCTTCTTGACTCGACCCTTCTCGACGACCTCCTCGCCGTTGTAGATTTTTAGTTTGGTCACCAGATCACACTTGGCAGAAGATTTTAAGCGTGACATTACGCTGAACATGGAGGCAACTTTAAGAGTATGAGGTGCGATGTGCGCATTGAATTCAGAAAGATTGAGCATCTTTTCGTAGATTCTCATTTCCTGGTCCAGCTCGAGACAGTACGGTACATCGACCTTCACAATTCGATCGAGAATGGCCTCATTGGTGTGTTCCGATTGGAACCGATTCCATTCCGCTTCGTTGCAGTGCGCCAAAATTACGCCGTCAAAGTGGAGAAGATCGCTCTTTCCGGGAGAGGGAATTCTCTTCTCCTGGGTGGCGGTAATGATAGTGTGAAGAAATTCTATTTCGTTCTTGAAAATCTCAACCAGCTCAACAATTCCCCTATTACCGACGTTGAACGCACCATTCAGCGAGAGTGCTCGTGGGTCCTCCTCGGAGTATTTGTCGAGTTTGGAAATATCGACCGATCCGATCAGTACCGAAACATCCTGACTGTTGGCATCCATGGGAGGAACCGAGGCAATTCCGCGGCGACCTCGCTGTGAGAACGATGTGCACTCCACCTCAAAATTCTCATATTTGCCGTCCAAATTTGTCAGAAGAATGTGTCTGGCCACCGGACTAATATCGCCCTCGATTTTGATGCCTAGCTTACTTTCAAAAGTCTCTCTGAGCGCTCGGGGGACCAATTGGAGAGGTTCACCTCTGTGCGGATCACCCTTAAGGTGGTAGTACTTCTTGCCTTCGAGAGCTACTTTAATATGCTCTATGAGCGCTGATTTTCCGGCACCAACGGGTCCCATCAATAACAGCACCTGGCGGCTCTCCTCCCCCTTGTGCGCAGCGCTGTGGAGAAAGGACATGATCTTTCCGATCACGCTTTCTATTCCAAAAAAGTGCTTCTCAAAATACTTGTAAACTTTGATGGCCTCGTTGTCAAAAATTTTGGATTTTCTAGAATTGGTGTCGGGCATCCTCTCTGAACCGTGTGAGATTAGGGTGTCATACAGGCGTCTGTGTGCTGTTTGGACGATCACCGGATTCTTCTCAACTAACTTGAGATAGTCGATAAATTTACCCTTAAATTTTCTTTTTTTGCTACCTTCCTCTCTTTGATTTTTGATTGCGTCCAGAAGGGTATTAGTCACACTCATATTCTCTCCAATTATTCGTATAATAATAAATAGCTCTAGAAAAGTTTATTATACTTCCCACGGCTCATTTTCTACGACAGTGTCCAAAATTACATCGTGACCCCATAGAGTTTTAATGTGTCCTACAGTCTTATCCGCGTGGTCCAAGTCCAGATCTCGACCATCGTGTTCGTGTTGTAAAATTAACTTTCCATCTGAAAATAATTCTATGACTTTAATCACCGGAAGCCTGGCATCCCCCACAGTAGAACACAGGGCATGCCTGACCTTCTTCCATCCTTCCTCGTCGGAAATTTCGTCGACTGAGTATTTGTCCTTCTTTTCACTCCAGCTGAAAAGTCCTAAATCCTGCGCCAATTCCTCGGTGAGGTATTGCCTGATGAAAGAAATATCACGAAGAGATTCACGCGCCACAAAACACTCCTCCGCCCCAAATCTTTCCTTAATGTCCTGAAACATGACGAACCCTAAATGGTACGGATTGAGCCCACCTATGTGGGGACGCACGACAGAGTTGTGCATTCTCATGAAGGGAATGTGGTGCTTATCATTGAGATCAAGCTCATTCAAAATTGTGTAGTGCCAGAAACAGGCCCATCCCTCGTTCATAATCTTGGTCTGGATTTGCGGCATAAAGTAGTAAGCTTCATCTCGAATGATTTCGATAATGTCTCTCTTCCAGTCGGGCATTTTACCATGCTCAACGATGAAACCCATTATGTCCGAGTCGGCCTCCATGGGAACCATTTCAGTATCGTACACAATGTATCGACCGACATCATCCTTTTCGGAAAGAGATCTGTAGTACTCCACCATCTCTTTCTGTGTTTTTCGCTCTGTTCCATCACGATTAATTTGAAACTGCAGGGCGTGACAGGCATCGATAACCTCCTCAACTTTTGATATTCCAATGATTGGATTTTCCACGTAACCTTGAATTCGTCGCTTGGCCTGCCTGAGTCTACCGATAATCGATTCGGGACGCGTCTTGTGAAATGCCCCGTTGTTTTTGAAAAAATCGCTGTGTCCCACACAGTGAGCCATGATGAGAATTTGTAGATAGAGAGGATTCTCACGCATTAGATATGCGATAGAGGGATTCGAATTAATGATAAGCTCGTACGGCAGACCCTCGACTCCCGCATTGTAAGATTGATGTGTCCTCTCAAAAATCTTACCGTAGGACCAGTGATCGTAATGCGTCGGCATGCCGTGGTAAGACATGTGACCTATCATCGAATAGTAATCGCAGATCTCGTAATTGATAGAATGCCAGTCTAATCTGTGCTTCTGAGCTATCTCACAGATCTTGTCATCCCACTTGTGAAGATCGTCAACTGTCCAGTCCATCACTCACTCCGCCCTGTAGTTTCCAAACATAATTTTAAAAGCTGTCCAGACGTCTTCCTTTTTCTGAATTTCGACGGTCTTCATATTTCTACCAACTAGTTGTGCCAAATGTAGGGAAAGTCTGTTATCGTTGTCCCAAGAAGCTTCATCAGAAGGAATTATCTCACAGTATCCGAAAAGTTGACAAGTATTTTTGAGCTTTTCCGCGGCGGTGAGCATGTCGTTGGTATCGAAGCCAAAGTTGTCGCCGTCCGAGCAGTGAAATGTATAGACATTCCAGGCGGAGGGATGAAATCGTTTGTCCATCACCTCTAACGCCAGATTATAGGCGGTCGAGACAACTGTCCCCCCAGAAGACATTCTGTTGAAGAACTGCTTCTCATTCACTTCTTTCGATTCGGCATCATGCGCAATAAAAACGATCTCGACCTTGTCGTATTTTGTACGAATAAACTGGTATAGAAGAAAGAAGAAACTTCTGGCCAGAAACCTTTTTTTCTTCGACATGGATCCAGAGACATCCATCATCATGAAAATTACGGCATTCGTGTTCTCCTTGAGCTTGTGTTTGTAGTGTCGGTAGGTCAGATCATCCTGATGAAAGGATCCCTCGACCTCCTCCGGAGAATTTTCCTCGTTGCGTTTAGAAGCCTTGATTCGCTTAATTCTGTTAATCGCGGTCTTCTTTTTGTCGAGCCTCGGAATAATTCCTTGAGGCCTGTAACCGGACCTTTTTAGCTTTTTTGACTTAGCCCGGGTGAATGACTTACGTTCCATGTCTGGAAGTTCAAGCTCAGCAAACAGGTACTGTGCCAGTTCATCAAGGGTAATTTCGATCTCATAATACTCTTCACCCTTCTGGTTTCCGGCCTTCTCGGGTTTTCCTCGAGCTTTCTTCTTTTTCTTGATCACCTGCCCACGCTGGATATCTTTTCCGGGAGCAGATCCGACCTGTTTATTCTTCTCGTTGCCGCCGTAGGCGAAGCGGTACTCTTTTATTCCCCGCACCGGAATTCTGAATTTCTTTTTGCCGTCCTGTCCAATGATGGACTCATCGGCGACAATGTCGTAAATGCCCTCTCGAATGGCCTTCTCAATTTTTTTCTTGTGGCGGCGTCTGTCAGTGGCCGACCGATCTGCAACCGTTTTGTGGTGTGAAAATCCGGACATTCAACCCCCAATAATGATAAGTATTTATCGATTGCTGTATTATGTGAAATGTCTACGAAAATTCAGGGCCAAACAATTTTTTGTTTTTGGCAAAGAAATTCTCCCACGATCCGTCCAAAATGTAGGTAACGGCAGTGTCAGTCTCACTGCGAACAGATCTTCCCACCGACTGAATCACGGTCTTGGCGGTCTGGAGATCGTACCACCACTTCCACTTGCTCATCTTTTTTCTGACAAGCTTGTCGCCCAAGTACGGAAATGGAACCTTGCAGAGAATCTGAAATCTGCTTAGATCCCCCATTAGGTCCACGCCCTCAGTCATCGAGGGTGACAACAGCACTGTGGGCTTCTTTGATGTAATGTGTTTTCTGAGAATCTCGTCTCTGTTAGCAGTATCGTGAATCAGGAGACGAGAGTTTCGAAGACTCTTTTTAAGGTACCAAGCGATCTTGTACGAGTGGCAGTGAATAATTCCCTTCTCATTCCGATGTTCCTTGAGAATCTCTTTCACGGCCTGTGCCAGCCTCGGAAGAGTCGCGTCAATTTCCCGGGAAGACATTTTTCCAATTCCGCTGTAGATGATCGGTCTGTTCTCCACCGGAAAAGGACTGCTCAGCTGAAGTGATGTGTGATTGTCCGTGATTCCACACATCTCCGCAAATCTTGTAGAATCGACGATGGTTGCGGAGAGCATGAGCACAAATCTTCCTGACTTGAAGAGATAATCCTCCGCGTAGGGACCGACATCAATCGGTTTGAACTCGATCTTTCGACCGGATCTCTCCGCCGCCGGAATTTCGGACATCACCCAGTTGTCCTTGTCGTAAAGGGAAATAAATGTTCGCACTTTCTGATCGTGTCCCGAAAGAATTTCCAGTTGCCTGGACAGCTTGGTAAATTCTCCACTTTCCACGCGAGCTTTTACACTTGTAAATTTAGACAGTCCCCTGTTGAAAGACTGCACTTTTCGGGCTAGTGCCGGATAGTACACATCCTTGACCCACTTAACGAAAGCAGCCGGAGTGATCTTGACTGGAAGTTGCACCCCAACAAATGACTTGGAGAACCTATCAGAGAAGGTCACCTCGATGAACTTGCTCAGTTCGTTCGGAGCATTGTGTGCTTCGTCAACGACAAGCAGTGTTTTCTTTGGAATTTTTCCGGAGTACCGCGTTTCAGTCAAAAAGTAGGAGAAGTTGGTGACACCATGTGGATCATTTATGAATTTCTCTTTTGCCCGTTTGTAGACACACTTCAGCGTACAATTGCGCCAAAATGGTGTTCCTTTCTGCTCCGTCTGCAGCATTTTTCGTGTCTCTCTACACGACTGTTTTCGGTGAAAAGTGCACCCATAGTTCGATGCTGACTTAAGCGAATTGATCTCTGGGTAATCATGATGGTACTGTTCCTGAAGCAATTTTTGTGTGGTCAGAATATTGCAACCGCGCTGAAAATTCTCACTTATGGGAAAATGGTTCTCAATGTACCTTGCCACAGTGACCGCCACCGCCGACTTTCCGACACCGGTTCCCGCCTCGAGAACAAAAAATTTCTTTCCCGACTCAAACGTATCTAAAATCGACTCAATCGACTCTTCTTGACCGGGTCGAAAGTCTGGGTACGGAAAATAGGGTTTCCAATCGTGTTTGGGCATTATCTAGCTCCGCCGTTCAGTTAATAGATTTCGTCGACCAGACCCATCTCTACGCACTTATCAGAAGGAATCCAGAGCTCGTGCTTCAGCAGGTCTTCCAGCTCCTCTTCCTTTAGATTTGTGCTCTCGAGGTAGACACCTTTGATCGAGAAAAGAATATTTTTTTGGTTCTCGATTTCATCGATGAACTCATCGTGCTTTCCGGCCCACACAATCTGCGGTTGATGCACCAACATGAACGCGTTCTGGGTGATGAATCGTTTGGTCCCGCTGCAACTGATCAGTGTCGCTGCTGAGGCTGCCGATCCCTCGACATAAGTGTAGATGGGTGTTCTACATCTTTTGATGACATCACAGACATTGAGAGCTGAAAAGATGTCACCCCCGGGGCTGTGAATGTGGAGGTGTATTGGTGGATTATTTTCCAGTCCAATTCTGTCTGCAAGATAGTTCATCTCAATATCCAGCCGGCGGATGATTCTCACAAGCTCCAGCGACTCCCTATCTCCCACTGGACAATAGAAATAGACATGATTCTCCTCGACTTCAATACCCACCACCTTGTCCTTCTCACCGGACATAATAATAGCAGGCAAATTCTCATGCATGTGATCATGAGATCCCTGTTCGTCTTCCTCGAGACGATAATGCCCTCTCACTCTTCTTTGAGAGGAAAAATTCCGAAAGCGGTCACCACAGTTACGCATTTAGCTCCTTCAAATACCCCTTCGGGCAAATTTTTAGCATTAATTGCCAACACTTCAAGCACAATATCAACTGAAAGATGATTATAGATATTGTCGATCTCATTTACATCATGTGGTGCTGTGAGACGAAACAAATTCGCAATTCCATTTCGCCACTTCTCTGAACCGTGTTCCACCGCTGCACCCTCAAAGGTCTTCCACCAGGACGGATTCCTGTCGGGATAATCACCAACTCCCAACACCTCCTGCGCAAAATCGAGACACTCTTTTGGAACGTCAGGAACTTTGTCCTTTTTGATCAGGCATTCAAATCCCTTTTCAATTCGCACAACATCAAGTGAATCGAACAGTTTCTCAATTTTTTCGCTAATTTTCATCTATCTGCATTAGTTAAAATTGGGGTGTTTGCATGAGGCTCTCTGAGCTTTCATTAATAATAGTATTAGTAATTCTTTCACTTTTCATTCCAGGCGATTCAACTCACCTGATTCTAGAAAATTACACATCACAGCTCCTGAGACGACAGACTGTACTTGTGACATCAGTTCGATCTATACATGTAAAGGAGTGCACGCAAAATATCGGCTATGGAACTCTGAGTTTCTGTGGAAAACTGATGGTCTCGTTTCCACCGGTGTCATCGGGACATACGGGATCGGGCGTTCTGGTCCGCCACAGGGGGAAAATTCGCGCACTGACCGCAGCGCACGTCTGTGAGGTGGGCGCTATCCCGGAGACCTTTTCTCACAAGGGCATAACGGTTAAAGTGGAGCAGCGTCACAAAATCCAGGTGTCCGGTGTGGCGCTCAATAACACCGCAACGATCACAAAGATCGATTCGGATCTCGACCTGTGTCTGCTGGAATTCGATAGTCCTCCTGAAGTACCCCCGGCGATTATCGCACATCACTGGCCCAAAATTTCTGACAGGGTACATTATGCAGGCGCGCCGAACGGGTTCATGTCAAGGGTGTACACTCTGATCTTCGACGGAAGATTTGCTGGCTGGTACTCGGACAAGGTCATATTTGCAATTCCATGCACATCGGGAAGCTCCGGATCAGCCATCAGAAACGATCGGGGAGAGATCGTGGCAATTCTGCAGAGCATGAACAAAAAATTCCACCACATCTGTTTCGGCGCGCCCTTCACCGACCTTAAGAAATTTCTACGCTAGGTGACGATGGCATCGTGGTTCGAGGCATACTTCTCATCGTTCATCACTTCCACCCGGTATTTGTCGACGATCATTCGAGCGTGGTGCTCGGCCTCCTCGTAGTTTTTGTACCGAGTCGTGGGACCCAATTTTTTGTTTTTGTACGAGACATCCATCAGGTAGAACCCGTCATCCTGTGGGTAGTAATTTATCTCAAAATCCTGAAAAGAGGACCAAGTGATGGGATCAGGATCAATTGTGTGGTAATTCCTGCCGATCTCCTCACGCAAAATCTGTCTCACCAATATTCTGAGGTTTGATTCTCTCATTCTCGCCAATCCGATATGTTAATTGATTCCTATGTTGTCGCGACAAAAAGTTCAATGTCGACAGTGGCAGTGTCTGCAGTGGCTTTCATCGAGTCAAAATCAACAAAAGCGTTGAAGGATGCCCCGGCCATGCTGCCAGAGATACTTGGGCTCGTGAAGATCGCCGTGCGCTTAGCAGGAACCTTCATGTCGTACCGATTAAGGGACCCGCTAACAAAGGAGAGACGAACAAAATTAGTGTCATCCAGATTGCTCACCCTAATGTACTGCATCTTCGATGTCATGTACGTGCCCTTGCCTGCAGTGCCGCTCAACGCCAGAATCTCAGTTTCGAAAGTGGGAACAGTCATAATTCTGCGAGAGGCCTCATTGATACCGTCTATCGATTGCACAATCTTGCTACCCACCTGGTAGCCGTTGAGTTTCACATCCTCGTTGACAGTGACTGTAAGGGTTACGTCATTTACTGTAGTAGCCATTCAAACCTCTTTATGTTTATTCTCGTTGAGAACAATCTCAAGAGACTCCCTGACGATCCGTCTTAACTGTCTCTTTGTAATTTTCATAAGTTTTTTCTTTCGACCCATGCGCGGACTATTATTAATTAGGCTTCGGGCTGCATTTTTCGTTTCGATCACACAACTTTTCGTCGGAGAACTCGCAGTCTTTCCCTTTACAAACTCGTAGTTGTAGATGTCCAATTCTTTTCCTGATAGTTC